ATCACCCTCACGATCCAAGGAGTCTGACATGGCCTTTATTGCGGGATACGGCGGCATCATCACGTTCAGCGGCGTCACCGCCATCGGCGGCATTTACCCCGTCCGGTCGTTCACCATGAACGTCGAACGCGCATCGCTCGACTTCACGCAGCTTTCCGACTACCGGGAGAAGCGCCTGCCGGGTCGCATCCGACGGTCGGGCACCCTGACCGTCTATCGTCAGGACGGTTCGGCGGACGATGCGCTGCGGAGTCACCTGTTCCCGAACGACCTTGCAGGCGCCACAACGACCTTTGCGTCGCTGACGCTCAAGTACGTCGACCAGGGGAGCAAGTCCTTCGACGAGTGGGGCTCCGGCACCAACGCATTCAACATCCACATCACCGGGGCGACGGTGTCCGATGACGGAACCGGCCCGGCGGTCTGGGAGCTGACGTGGGAGGAGCAGTAAGTGCCGATTGACTTGTCCAAGGTCACGGCCCGGAGCCGGAAGGTCACGATCCCTGACCTCGGCGAGCTCGTCGTGCGCGAGCCGACGCTTGCCGACGCACAGCGCGCATCGCTCGACCCGTACTGGTGGACGGCCTGCGTCACGTGCGCCGACGGAACGCCGTTCCTGACCAACGCACAGGACGCCGGGCGCATCCGGGCGGATGTCGCCGCGGCCGTGCTTGCGGAGGTCAACGCCGTCCGCCCTACAGCCGGGTCGAGCGACGCCTCTGGCGAATCGCCGACCACGAAGGACGCCTGAATATGCCCGTCGGAATCGCATCGCAGGAAATGACCACGGACGAGCGGCAGGAATGGCTGCTTGGGGTCATCGCCTGTGCCCTGACCGGCCGCCGTCCGCAGCAGCTGTTCCCCTGGCTGAAGGGCGGCGGACATGGCTGACCGCAGCCTGAAATCCACGATTCAGGTGGACATGGACACCAGCGGCGTGGTCCGCGGCGTTGCCGCGACCAACCGCGAGCTGCAACGCATGAACCGCTCGGCGGCCACGACGGCCACGGCGACCTCGCTGTCGGCGTCCATCAGCGTCGCCCAGGCGGGCTTCTCGGTGCTGCAATCGGTGCTTGGGGTGATCACCGGGCGCATTGAGGAGCTGAACGCGGCGGCATTTAAGTACAGCCCGGAGGCCATCGACGCGAAGGCCGACCTCAACGCAGCAAAGATCGTGGCCGAGCAGCGGACGGGGAGCCTGTTCGGCGCCGGTGCCGCCGCACAGGTGCGTGAGCAGCAAATGCGCCTGGAGGAAAGGATGCGCCGCGAGGAAACGATGGCCCCGGACATCGCGGCTGGCAGCGCGTTCTTTTCGAGCCTCCTTGAAACCACCAAGGCGGTCGGCGGCGCCGTGCTCGACCAGTTCCTCGCCAACGTCGGCAACCCGGAATCAAACCGGACCATGACGCAGGCGGCCTTCGAGGCAGCCGGTATGCCGCAGTTCCTGAGCGGTGAAGGCTTCTCGCAGGGCGGCAGCGCCCGGGGAATGTTCTACGACGAGGCGGGGCTGATGGAGCGGCAAACGCGCGCCCTGGAGTCGATGGAGCGAAAGTTGGGAGGAACCTGATGCCGACGTTTTCCGTCATCGAAATCCCGGAGAGCCGTCAATGGCGGTTCACCGACCGATGGGGCGAGAACACGCTCGAGCTGCACTACCGGGTGGTCTGGACGCCTCCGTCGGTCGGCGGGGAAACGCCTCCGACGGAGGAGGACATCCTGCTCGAGCTCGGAACGGCGATCCCCGTGCGGCCGCAGACACGCATTCCATCGGCCGTGTCCGGCACCAATGGATACCTCAAGGAGTTCATCTGCCGCAGCGTGACGGTGACGCCGCTCCGGGAACGCCAGTACGCATGGGACGTGCGTGCACAGTTCTCCACCTACCACTACGGGTGGCGCGACGATGACACTTGGGGTGCCGAATACGTCAAGCAGACTCGGACCACGAGTTCGCGGAAGGCGGCGTTCTATCGGCTGAGCCCGACGATGCCATCGAACGGCGACGTAACGTGGCCGACCTCGGTGGTCGACATCGGCGGGACCAAGGTGGACACCAACGGCAACCCGCAGACGCGCTCGGTCGCCCAACAGCATATCCAAATTGAGTTCCTGCAAGACCGGACGCCGACGGGCTCAGGTGCCACGACGGCCGACGATCCGAGCTGGACGGCGCTCTACGGATACATCAACAAGCGCAATTCGGCCACGTTCCTCGGGTGGCCGATTGGCACGGTGCTCTGCACCGGCGCGACGGCGACGCTCGACAATGAGTGGTGGCGGGTGTCCGTCACGTTCATCTACGACGAGATGTTCCACCTGGTGCAAGTTCCCATTGTCAACGCGACGGGTGCGCCAGTTCTGAAGCCCGGCGCGACGCTCGCGGGTCAGATGATCCTCCAGACTGACAAGGTCGGCTTCTATCAGGAATACCCGACAAAGATCGACTTCAACAACGCCTTTCTCACCCCGACGAAGGAGCAGTTCACCAAGTCGGGTCCGCCGTACGTATGACCTTCCACCGTCCAGTCTTCGCGCAAGGCTTGTTCGGCTCGGCAAACCGGGTCGTGGCGAACCAATGGACAAACGGTTCGGAGATGGCGGTCGGCAACGCCCAAGGCATTCAATGGGCGACCTCGCAGCTCGTCCGTCCGCAGATCATCTCGCATGGTCTGGTCAAGCTCAAGGACGCGACGTTGATCGGCGTCAACGAGTGGTCGTACTCGGTCGAAACGTGGATTCCGCTCTCGCCGACGGGAGCCACAAGCATCACCCCGGCCGCCGACGAGCGGTTCCTGCTGAATCCCGTCTACAACCTCCGAGAGCAATACAACACCATCGCGCTCGCCGACGGAAACGACCTGACCAATCCCCCCGCGACGATTGGCCCCGTCGGGAGCATCTGGAACGGTACGGCATGGCCGACCACGAACTTGAGCGCCGAGGTGCTCATATTCATCGTCTATGACCGTTCCGGCGCCATCTATCCGTTCTTCGACCGTCCGAATCCGTTGCGGTGCGAACCGCAGGAAGAAGGAGTCTGATGCCGAACCTCGATCTCGCAACACCGCTTCCAGAACAGGTGATCGCCCGAGGCGAAAACCACGAAGTGTCCTTCCATGTCCACAACGCGGACACCGGGCAGAACTTCAATTGGAGCGGATACACCCCGCGGGCCGTGATCACGGTCGGCTCGGCTTCCATCAGCGCCGCATCGTTCAGCGTCATCAGCCAGGCGGGCGGCACGGCCCAAGTCATATTCACGGCTTCCCAGACGGGCGGGATCACGAAGGCATCGTGGGGAAGCCTGATCCTGTACGCGGACCCGACGGCAAACAGCGAGAACCTGCATATCGCGACCGTCCCGGTCCGATTCACGGCGGAGGCAATCCCATGATGGGCTCAATGATGCGGCGGGCGATGATCGGCGACAGCGCGACGCTGAACGTCGATTTCACCTCGATGACGAACGGCGGGCAGCTCGCGAACGCGGGCTTTACCTTCACCAACGCCACGACCACGGCGCGAACGTACATCAACTCAAACGGGGTGCTCGCGACGGCAACGACCAACGAGCCTCGCTTCGACCACGACCCGACCACGCTGGCACCGCGTGGGCTGCTCGTAGAGGGGACGTCGACGAACCTCGCGACATACTCCAATCTGCAAGCAGCGTGGCTCGGTGGAATCAATAGGACGGTTACCCCAAACACAACCGATGTTCTGTCGCCGGATGGAACTAACAACGCCGCAAAAGTTGCACTAACGAGCGCAAGTTACTGCTCGGTGTATGAGGCAATCGTCGGACTTGCAAACGCCACTACCTACACCTTCTCGTACTGGATTCGGGGAACGGCTGGAAACCAACAGCGCATCTATTCCCTGACGCAAGGCGCGGACTTGGTCACACAGACCACCCTGACGTACACCAATACGGGGTGGACGCGAATACAGGTCACGTTCACTTCCGGTGCGGCAAACAACACCGTATTCATCTATCCGGTGTCGCGTGCGTCTGGAACGGTCAACGACGTTCTGTATGTGTACGGCTGCCAACTGGAAGCCGGAAACGGTGCCAGCAGCCTGATCCCGACCGGGGCCAGCACGGTGCAGAGGTTGGCGGATGAGTGCAGCATGACCGGGACAAACTTCTCGTCGTGGTTCAACGCGACGGAGGGCACGTTCTTGGCTCATGCTCGGCGCATCCGCACGACCGATCTCGGACGGATTGTTTCCGCCAACGACAACACGACAACCGAGTCCATCGACCTCGGTGCGGACACTACCGGCGAGTTCATTGTCACCGACGGCGGGTCAGCACTTGCGACGATCTCGCCTGGCACAGTCACCGCTAACACCGCATTCAAGATCGCCGGCGCCTACAAGCTGAACGACGTACAGGCCGCCCTCGGAGGAACTCTCGGAACCGCCGATACCTCGGTGACGCTCCCGACCATCGATCGTCTGATGGTTGGTCGCCAGGCAGGCGGATCGCCCATCTACTTGAACGGCACCGTCGCAGTCCTGAAGTACTGGCCCACGCGACTCACCAACGCCCAATTGCAAAGCTTCACCACATGACAGACTTTATGCTCAGAACCACCACCCAAGCCCAGATGGACGATGCGCTGGAAGCAGCAGGCATCCTCGTCGAACAGGACATGGGCGAGGGCGAACTTGCCTTGATGCCCGTCCCCGGCGCCTACCTTGACCGCATCGGGCCGATCCCGGCGACACTTGACCCGGAAGGCGAGGTGATCAAGGACGGTGACAGCCGCTACCACGCGAACATCCGCATTCTGTTTGAACTGACGCCCGAGCAGCTCGCGGAATTGCCGCTCGTCGTTCCTGCTCCATCGGTTCCTTACAGGGTCTTCGGGTGATCCGCGTCCTCGCCATCCTTGCGCTGTCGAGCTGCTCGGCTTCCGCACGGATTGCCGACGAGACGAACGTGGTGCGGCAGCGGGCGTCGAGCGCCCAGAAGCACCTTGAGGTCGCCCAGGCAGACCTCGAGGCCATCCACGCCGCGGCGGCCGAGGTTCACGCGGCGCTCCCGGGCGTCGAGGACGAGCGGTCGCAGCTCCTCGACACGATCCAATACGCCGCCGTCGCCGCGGGAATCTGCGGCGTCGCGGCCATCGGCTACATCATCCATACGAGGCTCAAGAAATGACCACCGACCAGGCGTCGATCCTTCTGTTCCTCACGTTGGCCGTCGCTTTCGTTTCCGGTTGCGCCATCGGGAGCAACTGGCAGTTCACCCGCAAGCCCAAGAGAAAGTCCCGCCATGCACACGCTCGCTGACGCGCTCGGAAACCTGTTCTTCGCCGGCTGTTGCGCCCTCGGCGGGCTCATCGCCGGTTACGTCGTCTGCCGCAAGAGCAAGAAGTGAGCAACAAGCGCAAGTGCTGCTGCGGTCCACAGGACTGCCCGGAAGGCAATTGCCCGACCATCGACGCCGATTGCGCGTCGAAGGGCCTTCAGCCGTTCACTCTGTACGTGCAGGCAACCGTGTTTCCGAGCACGTGCAACTCTTTCTCGTACGACATCTTGGAATGCAATCCTCCGCAATGCACCGAGTGGATCACAATCCCTGAGGTGTACGAGGGCTGTTTGCCGTGCGACGAGGAGATCGACTGCGGCCCATGCCAAAGCCAGACGCCCTGGACGCCTTATGCGGGGTACCAATTCCCGGTCAGGTCTTGCAACGGCACCGACCCACGCAAATCCGCAGAACGATGCGAACTCCCGCACGTCGGATACTGGACGGTTATTCAAACGAGCCCGGAGGAGTGCGCTCCTCTCGGGTCCGTCACGTGTTACGACGCCGTGTACGTTCCTGCCGGGACGATTTCGGCGGGTTACGTCCCGATGGGCGGCGCAATCACGATGCTGCATGGGCAATTCAACAACTGCGTCAACGGAAACCCGATGACGTTGCCGCAGACCGGTGGCCCTGTGTGGGGGTGGCCGTGCGATTGCGGGACTAATCCGGCCTGCATCGGGTGTCCATGCTCATGCGGGTGCAGCGCGATCTGGCCGACGTACAACATGAATCCTCCCGGGTGGGATCCGACCGACGGGACGTTCGAGATGAATGTCATTTGGGTGGCTCCGTGCGGCGGATCACGCCCCGGCCAGAGCCCTGAACAACGTGCGACGTTCAATTGCGGCGGCGGATGCGACTGTGACGGTTCGTACATCGCGATTCGATTCTCGGCGTCGTTCGTCGCCAAAATCGGGTTCGATGAACCGATTCCCGCAGGGGATGCGTTGTTCCCGATGACAGGTGCGGCAGGGGACGGCGGCGCCGGAACCATCTGCGACAGCTACATCGCAACGGAACCCGGCCCGCAATGCGGCCAGTTTTTCTCTGCCACGCCGATATCCGAATACACCTGCAACATTGTTCGCATCTGGGAGGTCGTGTTTCGCCGGAAAATGGACATCACGCAACTGCCACCGGCAAACCTGTGCGCGATGCTGCCAGGCGAATACGAGCCGGTCGGCATCGTGATCTGCAACCACGGCCCGACCGGCCCGGCGGTCTGCTGCGACGTAACCGTCGATGATTGTTCAAATGCGGAGGCTTGTTGGCAGGATCTCGATGCCTGCGAAAGCTCCGCACAATGGAGAGACTACCTGTGGAAGAACGGCCTGCAGAACCTCAGAGTGATCATCCAATGACCATCCGTAAGTTGTTCATCAAGCAACCTGACGGAACCACGAAGGAAACGACGTGGGACGAGCTGTCGGCCGCGGCCCAAGCGAAGTTCCTCAACAAGAACCCCGGCCTCGGCGACGTGGTAGCCGGTGCGGCCAACGCGGTCGGGATCAAGAAGAAAGCCGGGTGCGGGTGCCAGAAGCGCCAAGACGCCATGAACCGGGCGACGCCGCCGTACATCCGCCGGGTGTTGGGATGGGCGCGAAATTTCCCACTTCCGTTCCAAAAGTGAAGCACAAGGTTCCTCTCGGTCGATAGTCTGCATCTAGCGGCAAAGCCGCAGAAAGGACCGAACGATGGGAGAGATCGTCCAAGTGTCGCAGTCGGGGCCCATTTCGCCCCTGGAGCGCGTCAAGCGGAACGAGGAGGCGGTGGCCGCTGTCGCCGCCGTCGTGAAGCGGAACTACATCAAGAAGATCGGGGATAAGGGCTACCTCATGGTCGCCGGTGCTCAGGCGGTCGGCTCTAGCCTCGGCTACACCACGGCCGTCGAGAGCATCCGGTACGTCACGCCGACCGATCACTTGCCCGGCTATTGGGAGGCGATTGCCGTCGTGTTTGACCGTGGGGTGGCCGTCGGCCGGGGCATGGGCGGGGTGTTTGACGACGAGCGGCAATGGGCAAAGCGGGATCATTTCGCCCGCCAGATGATGGCACAGACCCGGGCGACCGGCCGGGCCCTAAAGGGCGTCATGGGGTGGGCGACGGCCCTGCTCGGTGCCGAGGGCAGTCTCGCGGAGGAAATGCCCGGAGAGGGCCCTAGGATGGCTCAGGACGCGTCCGAGGTCGTCACGCGGGTTCCGAGCCTCCCAAGCCCGCCGAACGGCTCCAAAGGGCAGGAAGGCGGCCTACGCCGCGTTCGTGCGGTTCTTGCGGCAGTCCAAGCCAAGGAGTCCAAGGCCGGGAAGCCGTACTGGCGGGTCGGGCTCGAAGCCGCCGACGGCGTGACCGATTGGTTCACCTCGTTCGACGAGGTCAGCGTGACGCCAGGCGTCATGGTCGAGGTCACGCTCAAGCCGTACCGGGACGGCGAGGTGGTCTCCGACGTGGTTGCCATGCCGGTGGGAGAGGAGGTGCCGTTCTAATGCGCTTCATCCTGTCGGACGCTGATCACGCCGTCGGGGTTGAGATGGCGAACGCATGGCAAGAATCCGCCTACGAAAACGGGTTTGTGGATCGCCATGGCGTCAATCCAGTCGATGGATATTGCGTCCACCGACTTGGGATGCTCGGTGAAATCGCGTTCCGGCGCTTGTTTGGCAATTTGGAATACCCCGTCATGAGCCGATTCAAAGCGGTTCCCGATGCCCTTGGATGCGAAGTCAGGACTACGTCGTACGAGCGTGGGTGCCTGATCATGCGAGATGACGATCCGGAGGATCGACCCTACGTTTTGATGGTCGGAAGTGCTCGGACGTTTCGATGCGCCGGATGGCGGTGGGGGTGGGAACGCAGGCATTTCCACAAGCGCCCAGCCACCAAGAAGCGACCGAGCGCCTGGTTTATCTCTCAGGGCGCTCTCAGGAATCCGTCCGGGCTGTGGGCAATCACAGGAGAGGAGGTTCGCCATGCCGAAGCTCTACCCGAGTGACATTTGGCGGATGGGGGACGCGCTCGACCCGAATGAGAAGCTCGTCGCCTTGGCACTTCTCGACTACGGCGACAGGATCTACCCGTCGCAGGCGCACGTCGCCATCAAGACGGGGCTGTCCCTCGCGACCGTGAAGCGGGTCATGCGGAGCCTGCGGGCGAAGTTGGTGGTGAGCGTCAAGCGGAACCGGAAGGGGCTTTCGTACGCCTTCGTGATGGCTCAGCCTGACACCCCGGATGGTGTCAGCCTGACACCACAAAAGTGTCAGCCTGACACCGGATCGGTGTCACACAGAGCCACTAACTATCCCAAGAACTATCCCACCAACCAGAGCGGCCCGCCTGAAGGCGGCCGCGGGGGGGTGGTGGCTCTCTCGGATGACATCCGATCCGCCATCGCCATGCGCGACCCGCGTGGCAACGTGGACGCGCAACACCGGGTCGTGTCCCGGATGCTCGGCGAGCACGGCGTGATCGGCAACGCCGCCCAGGAGGCGTGGATCGCGCTCGCCCGCAATTGGGCCCGCACCGGCAACGGTGCCTACGAGACGCTCGCGGAAATGCTCGCAAGCATGGTCGAGGTACGCGACCCTGCGGCGGTGCTCATGTACCGGATCAGGAGGCTGGCCGCATGACCGCCCATACCGCGTTGATCGCCGAGATCACCAAGTTCCTCGAGTCGAGCCAAAAGCACCTCCCGACGGTGGTGGCGCACTACCTCGGCGAGTTGCTTGCCATTGATCGGACGAGCACCGAGATCATTCAGCGCCAAGCACAGGAAATCAGCGACCTTCGGGCGCTTCTGTACGGCAACCCTGACGCGAGGCACGAACGCATCCAAAGCGGCGAGTTCGTCAGGCCGCCGCAAGTGTTCCGCCAAGGCGGATGGGAGGACGCATGAAACGAACGAATATCGTTACTCGGCTTCGCAATCAGATTAGTTTGAGTGCAAAAACTGCCCTGCTTGCCGAGACAAAGAAGTTGCTCGACGAAATCGAAGTACTTCGCGCCGAGCGCGACGAGGCACGGCGTGAAGTGTGCCAGTTGAAGTCTTGGAACTTCAGTCGCTCAATCGACGCACCGGACTACGCCTTGTTGCGAAAGTGGGACTGTTTCAAGGATCACATATGACCGACTCACGATCCAAGGGCAAGCGGGCGGAGCTCCAGGCGGCCGAGGCAGTCGGCACAGTGCTCGGCGTCAAGTTCCACCGGACGCAGCAGTACAACGGCCTCGGCAACGGCGACATTGAGCCGATGAACGTGCGTACGCCGCTGCATTTCGAGGTCAAGCACTATAAGGCCGGGCTGACGTGGTGGGTCAAACGGAGCGCCGAGACCGGGATGCTCGTCGCGGGAGAGTTGTGCTATTGCCGCCTCGACCATCTTCCCGGGATCATGCGGAGGAACTACCTCGCGTTTAAGAGCGTGACGTGCGGCTACGCGGAACGATGGGTGCAACAAGCCGTGCGCGACTCGAAGTACGGCCAAATTCCCGTGGTCGTCTGCAGGCAAGACCACTCGCCCTGGCTTGTCGTATGGCGAAGGACGGACACCGAGAAGCTCATCGACGCGCTCAACGGGATCAGGGATGCACCGGTACAGGTTTAACGGCGGGCTCGGGAAGCCGGTCAACGTGGCGCACCTGAAGCGGTCACGCGGTGGATCATGGACGCGCAAGGCCAAGCAGCACAAGGCGAACAACGTGCAATGCGTCCGGTGCGGAGCAATTGCGAACCTCGAAGCGGATCACATCGTGCCGCTGCACAGGGGCGGAACCAACGACGCATCCAACATTCAGTCGCTGTGCGTTGAGTGCCATCGGGAAAAGACTGCACGGGAGGCAATGGACAGACGATGAAATCGACCCCCCCTTCACCCCCGAGGGGGGTCAAATCCAAGGGGCACCGCGTGGTGGGGACCACGAAAACCGACACTCGGCGTAACCATCGGCGGAAGCCGTGTTTATGCGCCGACCAAGCGGACGCCTACGCGAAATCGGTGGTTTCCGGCGACCTTGTCGCGAACGCACGGGTGCGGGATGCGTGTCGGCGCTACCTCGCCGAGCGGGCGGACCCGTCGGCTCACGCAGTCTGGTGGGATGACGGGAGGGCGGAGCAGGCGAGAGCGTTCGCCCTGAAATGCGGGCAAGGCGCCGAGGCGGGAGCAGGGCAGCCGCTCGTCTGGATGCCGTGGCAGTGCATGGTGGCGATGGTGCTCCTCGCCAGGCGCCGGGTGATCGACGGGTGCAAGTCGGATACCCCGGCGACGAAGGCGCTGCTCCTTTCGGTCGCCCGCGGCAACGGGAAGACGGAGTTCGCCGCGTCGCTCCTCATGGCGGCGATGGCCGATCCATCGACGCGCCTGGAGTTCTCGTCGGTGGCGCCCGACGGCCGACTTGCCCAGAAGACGTTCGAGCGGATGCAGATGATGGCGGAGACCCTCGGCACGGCCGAGTGGAAGGCGACGGGCGGTTCGACGCCGGCGCATCCGGGCCGCGTGAAGCACGGGGGAAACAAATACATCTCCCTACCCTGCACGGACAAGGCGCTCGACGGCCTCACGACCCGGATGGTCATCGCCGACGAGGTCGCCCGCATGGAGAAGGCGTTCGGGAGGCTCCTGACGGGCCTCGCCAAGTTCCCGACATCGCAGCTCTTGGCGATCACGACGCCGGACCCGGAGCAGAAAACCCGGCCCATTTGGGGCTACTGGGACGCCCTCGAGCGGGCCATCGCCGAGGGCGTCCCGTACCCCGCCGGGTGGTGGCCGATGCTCTACGGGCTCGAGCAGGACGACCAGGCGTCGGACCCGGCGACGTGGCCGAAGGCGCACCCGGCGCTCGGCACGATCATCGACCCGACGCAGTTGGAGATTTCGGCCCGGACGATGCTCGAATCCGGCGACCCGGCGCAAATCGCCGAGTTCGAGACGCAGCTCGCTTGCCGGTATCACGAACTTGCCACCACGGACATCGACCTCGGGGTGCTCGAGCGGCAGATGGAGCCGGCTGATTGGGAGCGCCTGCGGCAGCAACCGGGCGTCATCGGGCTCGATTTGTCCCGGGGCGGCTACGGCTCGCAGCTCGACCTCACGACCCTGTGCCTGATGGTCGTGGACGGCGACAAGATCCGGGCCCGGAACGTCTCATGGTGGGCCGGGACGGACATCGGCCGCGACGAGAAGCGGTGCAAGAACCCGCTCGGCGCGTGGGTCGAGCAGGGGCACCTCCGGCGGATGCCGGGCGAGTGGCACGACATGGCGGTGGTCGAGGCCGAAATTGAATCGCTCATGGCCCGCTATGCAATCCGCAAGATTGGCGTCGATCCGCACCCGAGCCAAGCCAAGGACATCAAGCGGTGGCAGGACAAGGGGTGGCCGATCGTCCCGATCGACCAGTCGATCCGCACGATGGCCCCGGCGTGGAAGCTCTGGGGCGACCTCCTGAAGTCGCGGCAGCTCGTCTACGAGCCTGACCCGGTCCTTCGGTCGGCGCTGAACGCCGTGCGGCTGATTGCCGACAACGTGGGCAACGTGCGGCCGGTGAAGGGCCGCTCGGCAGGCAATACCGACGCGGTGGTCGCCGGGAACATGGCGGCGCTGCTCATGGAGCACCATCAAGTCCGGACGCACAGCGGGCTGTCGGCGAGCGCGTGCCCCATCGGTTAGTCCGTGTTTGCCGGATTTGCTCTTGACGAGTCGGGGCACTTGTGTTCTATGCGACCGTGGGCTTCTTCTCACGGTTCTTCGGGTTCAAGTCGGGCGTCGCGATCTACACGCGACCCGAGCCCATCGTCACGTCGCCTGCCGACGCGATTCCGGCGGTGGTCCGTGCGACGAACCTGATCTCGGCCGAC